CATGTATAGGAGATCCTCATGGGATTCGCAACACACCTTGGCCCTTGGTTACTGGGTACAGTTAAAAACACCACTGGCACTACTGCCGGAAATATTCAAAACACTGGAACTTCTACTGTTAGTCAAACTAAAAAGATTGACTACACTGGTTCTACTGTAGCCTCTGGCACAACAACTACATTGTTTACCGTCCCCGCTGGATCGCAGATTGTCAGTATCTTTATTGATACATTGGTAGCGTTTACTGGATCTACTGCCGCTAACGTGGTAATTGGAACATCGGGTACAACTAACTTGTACTGGGCTTCTTCAGACATTACTACACAAGGTCGCTTGGCTAACACCAACGCCGCATCTAAATTGGCTAACTGGTGCGGTGCCGCCACTACTGCTTCACCTAACGGTGCTGGTGTTGGTGCTACAGACGTTATTATTCAAGCGGTGTTGTCGCCTACAGTTGGTACTGTGACTGCTGGTACTGTGCAGTACACGATTGTGTATGCAGTGGCAGACTCTACTGGCGCACAATCACCATCACCCTCACAACAGTAATTAATCTCAGGGGCTTCGGCCCCTATTTTTGAAAAAGGAGATTAATTATGAATCAGACCAATGTAAAACAAGCGCACCTAAATGGTAGTGGTTTTATGGTTCTTGGGCGTAATCGTGTAAGAGGTATTTCTTTTACTGGTTCGGCTACAGCTGGATTTGTTGCCTTATTTGATACGACTACCGCACCGGTAACTACCGCTACATATGGTCGCTCTGGAACAACCGTAACGGTTACTCAATCCGCACACGGACTTGCAACTGGTGATGTTATTGGTATTGACTTTGCCGCAGGAACAGGCGGTACAGCCACTAATGGAAATTACGTAGTAACCGTTACTAACTCAAGCACTTTTACAGTTACAGATATTAACTCTGGAACTATTACTGCCTCCCCAACAATGGTGTATTCAAGCCGTTGGTTGATGACTTATGATGTGGCGGCTAGTGATAGTTTTAACAATGCTCCGTTTATTCCAGAGGATGGGGTATTGGCTGTAAACGGAATTTATGCGTATATGTCTAACGTAGTAGCTTGCAATATTTTCTATGGCTGATAAAAGTTTTAACTTAATTGGTCGCAAGCTTATGATTGCGATCCCTTGTTACGATGGCAAAGTAAACATTAGAACTGCTTTTGCCATTGCTGAACTCGTACCTAAGTTAGACAAGATGGGTGTACGACTAAGCCTCGTACACATATCTGGCTGTTCAATCATTACTAAAGCACGGAACAAATTAGTCCGTAACTTTATGGAATCAGATTGCACAGATTTCTTGTTTGTAGATGCTGATGTGGTGATTAATACAGACGCTGTAACCCGTCTATTGGCTTTGTCAACAGACAAGGACATTGTGGCTGGATCATATCCACGCAGGTCAAAAGATACTAAATTCTTCCTTGACTTCCATTTAGATGAAGACGGTCAGTTAGAGTTTGATGATCATGGATTGATGAGGGTGGAAAGTGTTTCCACAGGATTTATGTTAATTCGCCGCCATGTCTTTGAACACATGATTGAGAAGCACCCAGAATGGAAATATCAAGGCGATGGTGACGGTGAGACAGAACACGCACTATTCGACTTTATGATTCTCAACGGCCAATACATTGGCGAAGACTACGCTTTCTGCCTTAGAGCAAGAGCGGATGGATTTAAGATTTACTTAGACCCAATGATCAGTCTGCCGCACATTGGCACAGAAGAATTTACTAGAGACTTTGAGAAAGATGTTTTGCGTCCTTTGTTGAAGGAGCATGCAAAGCCTCAACTGAAAGTTGCAAATGGCTAGTCCCGCATGGCAGAGAGCAGAAGGCAAGAACCCAGAGGGCGGTTTAAACGCCAAGGGCCGAGCCTCTGCGAAGAAAGAAGGGATGAACTTGAAACGTCCTCAACCAGAAGGCGGATCAAGGCGCGACTCTTTCTGCGCCCGCATGAGTGGGATGAAAAAGAAACTGACATCCGCAAAAACAGCGAACGACCCGAACTCTAGGATTAACAAAAGTCTTAGGGCATGGAACTGCGCTGAAGGCGGCTACATTAAATCTGCTGACGGTATAGCCCAAAAAGGAAAAACCAAAGGAAGAATGATATGAATAACGACGTAAAAACAATGACCGACGGTGCTGCCGTAGTTGTTGGGATTGGTGGTTTTATGGGCTGGGTAACTCCGCTCGTGGGACTTGTTGGTGGAATATTAACCATTGTGTGGATGATTATCCGCATCTGGGAAACTGAAACTGTTAAAAACTTGGTGGCTAAGTATGCCAAGCACAAGTAAGAAGCAACACAATTTCATGGCTGCGGTGGCTAACAATCCAGCGTTTGCTAAGAAAGCAGGAGTCCCACAATCCGTTGGGAAAGATTTTAGCAACGCCGATAAAGGCAAAACGTTTAAACAAGGTGGAGATATGGCAAGCAAAATGAACCCCGGATTTATGGCAATGATGGCTAAAAAGAAGCCTAGCAAGATGGGCATGTTTGAAAAATCTGGCAAAGATGTTGAGAAAAAGGGCATGAAAGAAGGCTCTAAGGCTGAGATGGCTATGGACAAATCCCAAATGATGAAAAAGGGTGGCCCAGCCGTGAAGAAAATGGCGACTGGTGGCTTGGCTGCTGGTCACAAGTCTGCTAATGGCATTGCTGCCAAAGGCAAAACTAAAGGCAAACAGATCTCTATGCCCGGAAACAAAGGCATGAAGTCTGGTGGCATGGCTAAGAAATACTGCTAAGGAGTTACCATGAAAAAGATGAAACGTTATGAAGCTGGTGGAGACATTGATCCATTAGAGGCTGCAAACAAGTCTGAGGAATCTCAGTCTATTGCTGATGAAGCCAAGGGTGAAGCAATGCTCAAATCGATGCGCGATAAGGCATCTGCACCAAAGCCAAAAGCAAAACCAGCAATGCCAGCGCTTGAGATGAGCGTTCCTCCCTCAAAGCCCAAATCGACCCAGTATGGAGCAAGTGTTCCATCCCTTGGCGCTTCTGGCACTTATGGTGGCGGTTTAGGACGTAGATCTAATCCTGAGTATCCAGAGGATGCTTCTAAGGCTATGGCCGACATGAAGAAAAAATCTTCTCCTGATGTAACCAAGATGTCTTTGGCGGAACGTATGAAGGAAAGCCGTGAAAAATCCAGATCAGGTAGCGGCCCGACTGATACCCGCTCTGTAAATGAGCGCTTCCGTTCTGCCCTTGGTTTTGCTAAAGGTGGCTCTGTTTCCAAAGCATCTAGTCGTGCTGATGGCATAGCCCAGCGTGGTAAGACTCGCGGAAAGATGTGCTAATCATGCCAAAAGCCACTCCCCAACACATAGACGACAAGACTGACTATAGAGACTACAAGCCTCAAGTTGTGGGCAGTGGTATCAAAATTGAGCCTATGCCTCTTTCTAAAGCGAATAAAGAGGATTACATGGGTAAGAGTAAGACTATGCCCAAAGATGATATGGCTCTACCCCTTAGCAAGGGAACTAAAGAGGACTATATGGGTACGGGCAAACCAAATAAAAAAGCTGACCCAGATATTGTTCCTTTGGCTAAAGGCGGCATGACTGCGTCTAAGCGTGCGGACGGTATTGCTCAACGTGGCAAGACCAAAGGCACGATGATCATGTGTGGCGGTGGCTATGCAAAGGGTAAGAGATGATGGCAAGCCGAGGGATGGGGGCTGTTGATCCCTCTAAGATGCCCGGCCCGAAGCGTAAAGCACGTCGGGACAACACTGACTTCACCGAGTATGCTGAAGGCGGTGAGGTTGGCTTGTACGCCAACATTAACGCCAAGAGAAAACGTATCGCCAAAGGCTCTGGCGAGAAGATGCGTAAAGTTGGTAGCAAGGGTTCTCCTACAGCGCAAGCATTCATTAACTCTGCTAAAACCGCAAAGAAGTAAAAAATGAGTACTACCGGATCCACCGCATTTAACCTTGACTTCACCGAATTAGCGGAGGAGGCATGGGAACGCGCTGGACGGGAAATGCGTTCAGGATATGACCTAAGAACCGCACGTAGATCAATGAACCTGTTAACCATTGAGTGGCAAAACAGGGGCATCAACATGTGGACGATTGAGCAAGGCTCTATTGATCTGGTTGCAGGTTTAAACACGTATCCAACCCCGACGGACACCATTGACCTAATGGATCACGTAATCCGTACTGGGGCTAACAGCGCAACTACACAGTCTGATTTAACGATCACCCGCATCAGTTCTTCGACCTATGCCACGATCCCTAATAAATTACAGCAGGCTCGTCCTATCCAGATTTTTGTTCAAAGGAACTCTGGCGAGACAAACCCTGCTAACTCAACGTTAAGTACAACCATCACCGCCACAAGCACAGAGATAACTCTCAGCACCACGGTTGGATTGGCTGCGGCTGGGTACATTAAATTAGATAATGAGACTATCTACTATCAGTACATTACAGGCAATACCCTATATGTATGTTCAAGGGCGCAGAACGACACGACGGCAGCAGCCCATACAGCGGGCATCTCGGTGTATGTTCCTCAACTCCCTGCTGTGACCGTCTGGCCTACCCCAGACAACTCAACCCCATATCAATTGATCTATTGGCGGCTACGGCGCGTGCAAGATGCTGGGGCTGGTATACAGACTGGCGATATGAATTTCCGCTTCCTACCCGCCGCTGCGGCAGGATTAGCCTATCAAATTGCAGCCAAGGTTCCTGAACTGATGCCACGGGTGCAAATGCTTAAAGAGATGTACGACGAGCAATTTAATCTTGCCGCTGGTGAAGACCGCGAGAAGGCAGCGATTAGGTTTGTTCCTCGTCAGTCATTCATTGGAGGAGGTAGCGCTTAATGGGCAATAGATTTGCTTCTGGCAAATACAGTATTGCCATGTGCGACCGTTGTGGTCAGCGCTACAAACTCAAGGAGTTAAAGAAGGAAATCATCAAGACAAAGCGGTACGACCTTAAAGTTTGTCCTGAGTGCTGGGATCCAGATCAGCCTCAGTTACAACTAGGTATGTATCCAGTTGATGATCCGCAGGCTGTGATGGAGCCACGTAATGACGGTACGTATGTGACTGCGGGTGTGAATGGATTGCAGGACAACCTATCTGGTTTTGGCGGGTATCCAACCGGAGGTTCTAGGGACATCCAGTGGGGCTGGTATCCGGTAGGTGGATCGAGTGAATTTGATGTGCCTTTAACACCAAATAACTTGGTGGGAACGACAAGTGTTGGTACAGTAACGGTTAGCGTAACTTAGGAGTTAAAAATGGACAAGAAAGACTTAAAGCAAGACAAGAAGATGATTGCTGGTGCTGTGCATAAGCATGAGAAAAAATTACATCCCGGTCAGCCTATGACTAAGTTTGCCAAGGGTGGCAAGACCAATATGCAGATGCGTACATTGGGTCGTGGCATGGCTAAGGTTGCTAACCAGATGAAATCCTCAAGGAGCAAATAATGTATAGCAAAAAAGTAATGGGCAAAGAAGTTGGCGATGCCAGCGTCTATGCTGTTCCACACACGATGGACGGCAAGACTGGCGTGAAGATGCGCGACAAAGCACCTATGCCCCGCAAGAAGGATTGGACTCCTATGGATGGAGTGAGCATTGGTTCTAACGATGAAGTTAAAACTACTGGCATCAAAATCCGTGGAACAGGCGCTGCCACCAAAGGCGTA